GACACGATCGATTCGCCCGATGGCCAACAAGTCCAACTATTTACAGTCAGCGTGACGCACAGACGTGCGAACGGCAAAGTAAAAGTAGCGGCGGTGCCTCCAGAAGAGATTCTCGTCAGTCGCCACGCTCGCTCCTTTGCTGACGCCGATCTCATCGCCCACCGCCGCTACGCTACTGTTAGCGAACTCGTTGAAATGGGGTACGAGTACGATGACATTATCGATTACGCTACTGACGATGAAGACTTCGACCTGTTTAACGTAGAAGCAAGAGAACGTCAGTTTAGCCAGCAGACTCGTGACTACTCTGATCCAACGCGAAGACGCGTGCTGTACGTTGAAGCGTATATGCGAATCGACATGGATGGTGACGGTATCGGTGAGCTGCGCAAGATATGCTGCGCCGGTCCAACTTATGAAGTACAGCGGAACGAGCCATGCGACGATATCCCATTTGCAATGTTTTGCCCGGACCCTGAACCGCATTCATTCTTTGGCATGTCAATCGCCGATCTAACAATGGACATACAGCGGATTAAATCTGCTGTACTGCGAGCATCACTCGATAGCCTCGCAATGTCTACTCACCCCAGGGTTGGTGTTGTCGAAGGTCAAGCCAGCCTGGAAGACGTGATGAACGTCGAAGCCGGTGGCATCATTCGTATGCGACAGCCTGGTGCTGTTGTGCCGTTCACGCTGCCTTATGTCGGTGGCGATGCCTTTGGCATGATGCAATACCTCGATGAGATCAGAGAGAACAGGACCGGGATCAGCAAGGCCGCCGATGGCCTGGCGCCAGAAGCTCTGCAAAGCTCGACGCTGATGGCTGTCAATCAAACGATCCAGGCAGCGCAACAAAGAACAGAAATGATTGCTAGGCTATTTGCTGAGAATGGCATGTCGCGACTTTTCAAAGGCATCTTGAAGCTAGTCGTTACGCATCAAGAACGCACTCGCATGATTCGATTGCGCAACAACTTTGTGCCGATGAGCCCGGATGCTTGGAACGCCAGCATGGACGTGGTTGCCAACGTTAGCCTGGGTAAAGGCGGAGACACTGAGCGATTGACAATGCTGCAACAAATTGCGCAGAAGCAAGAGCAGTTATTGCAGCAGTTGGGACCAGACAACCCTATCGTCAACGCGCAAAACTACTACGCCACCATGACGCAAATGTTAGAGCTCGCCGGGTTCAAAGATATCAATCGATTCTTCACCGACCCATCGCAATACCAACCGCAGCAACAAGAACAACAAGAACAACCTGATCCGAACGCTGCACTGATACAAGTGCAGATGCAAAGCATCCAAGCTGACATACAGAAGAAGCAAGCGGAGCTGCAACTTGAGCGCGAGAAGATGATGCGCGAAGACGATCGTCGCAGAGATAAAGACGAGGCAGATATAGCACTGAAGGCAGCGGAGATCACTGCGCGCTTTGGTGCACAGGTTGATACAGCGGCGATTAAGGCGGGTTCTGAGCGAGACCGGGAAGCAATTCGACAACTAACGAGCGTGAGTAATGGCCAAAACGGAGCAGCAGTATCTTGAGAGCATCCAGCGAATGTTCGATGAACCCGACTTTGCAGAACTATGCAGTCGAGTGAAGTACCAAATTTTTGAGAAGTGGCAGCGTGAACGAAAGCCCGATGCTAGGGAAAGACTACACGCACAATTGGAAGCGATGGATCACTTAGTTAACAGCATGCGAGCTGCTGCCGACTCGATCGCTTTCGAAAAAAATAGGAGCTAAAGTTTATGAATGATAAAATATATGACGCGGAAAATCCCAGTAGTGGACTTTTTCAAGCAAGAGACGCAATCGAAGATTTATTAGCCCCTGAAGAGGATAAGGCAGAAGAGATCGAAGAAGGCGTTGACCAGTCCTACGATGAGGGCGAGGTTGAGTTAGAAGCTGAGTACGAAGAATCCGAAGAGGAATTCGACGCAGAAGAAGACGATGCCGATCTGGATGATGATGAATACGACCCGGAAGAGGAAGAGCAAGCAGCCGAAGCTTTTACCGTTAAAATAAACGGAGAAGAAGTTGAGGTTAAGCTAGACGAACTCAAGAACGGGTACTCTCGTCAGGCAGACTACACAAAGAAGAGTCAAGCACTCGCGGCAGAACGTAATAGTTTTGAGCAAGACCGCGATGCAGTACTCCTCGAGCGACAGCAATACGCACAACTCCTCAGTGCATTGCAAACTCAATTGAACACCAGTGATGAGCCGGTGCCTGACTTTGATCGTCTTTATAACGAAGACCCGATAGAGGCCACCCGTTTAGAGCGCGAGTGGAACAAACGCCAATACGCCAAGCAGGAACGTTTTGCGGCGATCCAGTTGGAGCAGCAGCGGGTAGCGCAGGCGAACCAACAGTATCAAACGCAAGCAATGCAGCAAGTTTTGAGCGAAGAGGTCCACCGATTGCCGGAAGTGATTCCTGAATGGAAGGATGAATCAACGGCACAAACAGAACGAGAAGAGTTGCGTCAGTATCTTTTAGAAGCAGGCGTAGCAGAAGAAGAACTTCAATCCCTCGTTCGCGCCAATCACATCAAGGTTCTGCGTAAGGCAATGCTTTACGACAGAGGCCAATCGCGGATAAAGAAGGCTGCCAAGAAAGGCAATCGTTCTGCAACCGTGAAGCCTGGTTCCAGGCAAGGCCAAGTTAAGCCTAGTTCAAGGAAGGTGAAAAAAGCTCGTCAACGTCTTGCAAAAACTGGTCGGCTGGAAGACGCAGCAGGCTTAATAGAATCTCTTATTTAGGCAAATTAACATGGCAATTATTACGAACACTTTCACCCGATATAACGCTGTCGGTATCCGGGAAGACCTGGCAAATGTTATTTTTAACATCTCACCCCAGACTACTCCTTTCATTAGCAACATGACCAAAAAGAAGAAAGTGTCTAACACTTTTTTCGAGTGGCAGACAAGCACCTTAGCAAATCCGTCAGCGAACCATCACATCGACGGGGACGATATTTCCAGCTTTTCAGCGATTACCCCAACTGTAAGATTGGGAAATTATACCCAGATCAGCAGAAAGGATTTCATCATAGCTGATAACCTTGGCGGTGCGTTGGATACAGCGGGTCGTAGGTCTGATATAGCGCTGGCAATCGCTGAAAAGGGCGATGAGCTCAAGCGAGACATGGAGTTTAACCTGTGTGGTCTGCATCACGCTGCCGCTGGTGGTAATGCTTCTACTGCTCGTAAAACAGCGCCGCTCACTTCCTGGTTAACTTCTAACACGTCCAACGGCACTAACGGAACTAATCCAACATTGTCTGGTGGTGTTCCGAATGCAGGACCAACCAATGGCACTCAAAGAGCATTCACAGAACCAATGTTGAAAGCCGTAGTGCAGTCAATGTACTCAAATGGAGGTGATCCAAAGTTCTTAATGGTCGGTCCCCACGTGAAAACTGTTGTATCTGGTTTTGCAGGTATTGCGGCTCAACGTTACCAGGCACCTGACGGTCCTACTACGATCATTGGTGCAGCAGACGTTAACTCAGAAATAGGCGTCGCCGCGTAGGAATGCGCGGGCAATAAGGTGGTGAACTCAGTGAACATCTCTCGACAGACAATACTGAGCCAAGCTCGCGAAAGCGAGAAGGTGCAACGACTATCCCGAAAGGGAGTAGGGCCAAGCGGCTCGAAGCGCCACCCATCCAGAACGGATGAAGATATAGTCTCATCTGCATGGCGACATGCAGCAGCCCTGAAGGGCGGAAACGACCTAGCGACTCGTTTTGAAGAATTCTGCTATGTGAGTGACTTTGGTTCCATTTCTGTGGTCCCGAACCGATTCAGTAGAGATCGAGATGCTTATGTGATCGATCCCGACATGATCGAAATGACTACTCTGCGTCCTCTGCAAAGCGAAGAGCTTGCGAAGACGGGCGATGCCACCAAGTACATGATGTTGGCTGAATACGGTCTGCAAGTAAATAACGAAGCCGGGTTGGGCGTTATTCGCGATCTAAGCACGTCATAAGGAAAAAACATGGAAGATATTCGCAATCTATCGTTTGACGCCGACTCTAAAATCAAGACTGATATGATTTATGAGCAAGGCGATACGCTCAAAGATGACAAGATCGTCATTGCTACTTCGCAAGACGTCACAGAGATCATCGAAGCAAACAAGCGATCGGCTAACGCCGTGGACAAGCACCAGCGATATGGTGAATGGTCCAAGGTTGCGAGCATCCCCATGTCGATTTACTACGACTTGAAGCGGCAGGGCATCGTCGATGATCCTGCTCGCTTTAAACGCTGGCTCAATGACGGCGATAACAAATACTTCAGAACGAGAGGAGGCACTGTTTAGTGGCTCTCACGACTTACGCTGAATTAAAAGCAAGTATTGCTGATTGGCTGAATCGAGATGATTTGACCGCAGCAATTCCAGATTTTATAAGCCTGGCGGAAGCAGAGTTTCAACGTGACATTCGTCATCGATACATGATCACCCGCAGCCAGGCAACCATCGATTCAAGGTTCAGTGCAACGCCTGCTGATTGGATGCAGTCGGTGCAATTGATTTTAGAGACTGACCCAGTTGAACCGTTGGAGTACGTCACCAACGAATACATGAATAAGCTGCGCGCATCATCTAGCGCAACTGGCAAGCCTCGATACTACACTCATGTCGGCACTGAGATCGAAGTCTACCCAGCGCCAGATAACACGAGCACCGGATACACGGCAGAACTCGTTTACTACGCCAAGGTGCCGGTATTAAGCGACAGCAATACCAGTAACTGGCTTTTGTCTCTCTCACCCGACATCTATCTGTATGGCGCCCTGTTGCAGTCAGCGCCTTATTTAAGAGATGACGAGCGCATTGGTGTATGGGGCAGCATCTATCAGAAAAAAGTTGAAGATATGCACGTCAGCGATCAACGCACACGCGGGCAAACATCAGTCACAATGCGCACACGCGCACTTCAGTAGGAAGGCAAATGGCATTCACAGACTATTTAGAAAACAAACTGCTGGCGCACACCTTTAGCAACACCGCATACACGTCACCATCGACTGTGTACGTTGCGCTTTATACGACAGCACCCACCGACTCGACAACTGGCACAGAGGTCACAGGCGGCGCATACGCACGTCAGTCAGCGAGCTTCACAACGAGCGGCAGCGCAACAACTAACGCTGCCGCAATCGAGTACCCAACAGCAACAGCCGGTTATGGAACTGTGGTCGCAGTTGCTGTCCTTGACGCTGCCAGCAGCGGCAACATGCTGGCGTTTGCGAGCCTGGATGCCAACAAGACAATTGCCACCGGGGACGTGTTTCGGATACCAAGCGGTGACCTGGACATCACGCTCAATTAATGAGTGAACCGACCGGATTTGGCTATGGCACTTGGGGCTCAGGAAGATGGGGCGAATGGTCCTACAAAGACGGATCGGCCACCGTTGCGGCAGCGTCCGCATTCTCAGCCACTGCCAAACGAATCCAGCAAGGAGCAGCTAGTGCAGCAGCCCAATCAGCATTCACATCAGCCGGACAACGAATACAACAAGGTGCCGGAACAGCAAGTGCCGCCAGTTCGTTTTCGGCGAGTGCGAGCCGCATACAAAGCGCTTCGGCAACGATTGCAGCGACTAGCGGATTTTCTGCTGCTGGATTACGAGTTCGCGAAGCGTCCGCTGACGTTGCGGCTCAGTCAAGCAGCCAGGCGGCTGGGCAGATCGTTGCAGTCGGTTCTGCAACAATTGCAGGATCATCTTCGTTCAATGCAAGTGCGGGACAAGTTTATTATGGCGCTGCGACTATCGAAGCTGTTTCTTTTGTTAGTGCTAACGGTCGGAGGAAGTGGCGCCCGGAAGGTAGCGCTACGACTGCTTGGGCAGATCAATCGTATGCGTCAGATAGTTGGCAGGAACAATCTTCAGCACATAACAACTGGACTGATCAATCGTCTTCGAGCGATACCTGGTCACCTCAAACAATCGCTTCAACAGCTTGGCAAGAAGCAGCGTAAGGACTAAAAAATGGCATCAACATATACTAACGATTTGCGCCTTGAGCTTATAGCCACAGGCGAGGCTGCCGCGACTTGGGGCGATAAAACAAATACTAACCTAACAAACATTGCCTCTGCTTTTGGCTATTCAACGCAGGATTGTTTTGCTTCCGATGCCAACTCGACAACAACCGTTGCTGACGGCGCTGCCGATCCAGCACGGGCGATGTATTTCAAGGTCACATCGTCGGCCACGCTGACGGCCACAAGAATACTCACCATCGCGCCAAATACAATTAGTCGGGTCATGTGGATCGAGAATGCCACAACCGGCGGAGTTTCAATTGCAATTAGCCAGGGTACTGGCGCCAACGTCACAATAGCAACAGGAAAAACAGCAGTTGTTTATTTGGATGGTGCAGGCAGCGGCGCAGCAGTAGTTGATGCAATGGCCGGGGTTGATCCCGGCGTAACTGATACGCTGACAGAGGTATTGGCTGCGGGCAATGCAACAGGCGGCACAGATATCGCAGTCGGTACTGGTGATGACATTACCTTTGCCGATTCAAGTAAAGCCATCTTCGGTGCTGGCAGTGACTTACAGATTTACCACTCAGGTGCGGCCAGCTATATTTCTGACACTGGCACCGGCAGCCTTTTACTAACAGGCAACGGTGGCGATGTTAGCTTTTATGATACCGCCAACTCTGCATACATGATACGCGCCAACACTGGCGGCGATGTGCAGATTTCGCATTCTGGCTCAACCAAACTAGCCACCACCGCCACAGGCATAGACGTAACAGGTACAGTAACTGCTACAGGAACTTCAGTCTTTGCATCACTAGACATCTCAGGCGACATAGACGTAGACGGCACGGCTAACCTTGATGTCGTGGACATTGATGGTGCTGTGGATATGGCAAGTACACTGGCTGTTGGAGATATCGTAGGGATTAGAACCGCAGCAGCAAGTTCAGTTGCTTTAACAGT